CGAATACGGTGGTGTTCGTCCAGATCCCGTTGCGGACACTCCTGGCAACGCCGGCGGTCGGCCGGGCGGTCATCGGCAGCCTGTTCAATGCGCTCTTCGGTGCTGACGGAAAGATCCCGAACAGCGTGCTGTTCCAGATAGACGAAGCCGCGATCCTCGGGCCGCTGAAGGAAATCATGCTGTGCTACACGACCGCGCGAAAATATCGTGGGTGCATATCGGCAATATTCCAAAGTGAGGCGCAGCTGGAGGAGACATTCGGCCGGGAGGGTGCGAAGACGCTTCGCGATTCGGCGGCATGGCGCTCCTACAATGCTGTCCAGGATGGCGACATTGCGGAACGACTTTCCCGCGACATCGGCAGTCACGCCGTGTTGGCTTTCAGCGAAGGCGACAATCAAGGCCAGTCAAAGCCGTTCGGTCTTACCCTCGGATCGGCGTCACGCGGATCGAATGTCAATATCCATGAGATCAGTCGGCGGCTCGTCAAAGCAGACGAGATCATGCGCGCGCCAGCAGATGAAATGTTCGTCCTGGCGCGGAACTTCCCCAATCCGATCCGCTGCGTGACGGCCCCTTTCTTCAGATACCCGGATCTCGCCGGGCTGATGGCGGCCAATCGGTTCGCCAAAACCTCGTAGGAGGAGTCCATGCACGTAGTTTCACAACCCGACCCGATCGCCGATCAGCGGCAGATGAATCTTTGGCAAGTCACCATGGAGGTTGCTCGCCAACGCCAGCAGGAAGTCGCGCAGGCACACCAGGACGTCCCCCACGAAGAACAGCAGGACCTCCGGCAACGGTTACAAACAAGCCGTCGCTGACGCCCGATCGGACGTGACGTCAGAACAGCCACGCATGACGTGGCAACTCAGGCTCCAGACTTCCGCACAGAGGACCGGTTAGCCTATCGGATCTCCTAAAGCGGGCCACTCGCTTCGGCCAGTAGAGGCCGCTCTGCGTCCTCACGGGCGTTCGGGGAAACGCCTCCTCCAACCAAAGCAGACGTTTCTTGCCAATTCGTTGGGGAATCCAGTGCCCCTCTGTGCGAGCCGGCGCAAGTTAGGGAAGGTCTGAATAAGTCCCCCTTCAGCCGACCGGGCCATTGAAAAGACTCGCGAATCTTCGGCTGATTGGGACTTGTTCAGAGGTTCCTTAGAGCGCATTCAGGCTGACTGGAATGAAAAAGGGCTTCCGAAACGAGTTCGACCTGTGATTCCTAGTGGATATAATCTGACACTTGCATCCGATTTAGGATTCCGTGTTCGACTTGGCCGTGCGAGTCTGGCGAATGCGCAAAGCCATCAAAATCGACCTCTCCGAAGCTGACTGTCAATCGGCTTTGAATATTGACCCCCTATCGGCGTCCAAAATTGACCCCCCCCCTGCGCGGCGGCTTGTGCCGGTAGTCCATAGGGGGGACCCGCGCGCTGCGGAGTGCCCATCACGAGGCTGACGCAGCGGCGCGCGGGGGGTTCCTGTGGACCCACCGGTGCAAGCCGCCGGAGTGGTAAAGAAGAGCGGTTAGTTCCTGCCGAAGCCGCGCGGCGGGATGATCGCCTGAAGTTCGCTGAGGTCCAGATCGCAGATCGCCTGCAGTGCTTCGGCGAGCGCGCTGTCTCGCAGGTTCTCCGGCAAGCTATCCAGCCAGGCCGTATACTCAATCTGTCCTTCCACGAGGCTGGCAACATGATCGATCCAACGCCGAGCCCGGCCGCGATGATCGAGCGCGCGACGCACTCGGATGACCGGGGTGCCGGCCACGCGCGCGGCCCGATAGCGAGCCTGGCGTTCGGCGTCGGTCATCGCGGTTTCACCGATCGGTTTGCGTGGCATGATTTCCACTCCGAAGCGTTACGTCACGAAACCCCGGGCGCTCAGGCGCGGTTTTTGAAGCGCCAGCTATCGTTGCCGGTTTCGACGATGTCGCAATGATGGGTGAGACGATCGAGCAGAGCCGTGGTCATCTTTGGATCGCCGAACACGCTCGGCCATTCACCAAAGGCAAGGTTGGTCGTGACAATCACCGACGTCCGCTCGTAGAGGCGGCTGACCACGTGGAACAGAAGTTGTCCGCCAGTCTGAGCGAACGGCAGATAGCCAAGCTCATCGAGGATGACGAAGTCGAGGCGCGTGAGATAATCGGCGAGCCGTCCCTGGCGGCCCGACCGTCCTTCGGCCTCGAGCCGGTTGACCAGATCGACAGTATTGAAGAATCGGCCGCGCGAGCCGGTGCGGATGCAACTGCGCGCGATCGCCATCGCCAGATGCGTCTTGCCCGTTCCGGTCCCGCCAACCAGGACAACATTGCGCTGCTGAGCGATGAAGTCGCCGCCGGCGAGATCGCGCACCAGCCCTTCGTTGATCGGTGTGCCTTTGAACTCGAAACCGTCGATATCCTTGGCCAGCGGCAGTTTGGCGATGGTCAACTGGTACTTGATCGAACGCGCCTGCTTCTCGGAGATCTCGGCCTTGAGAAGATCGCCCGCAAAGCGTTGCGGCTCATGCTGACGTTTGAGCGCCGTGGCGAGGATCTCGTCATAGGCGTTCTTCATCCCGAAAAGCCTGAGTTCGCCCATCAAGTCGAGGACTTCGGTTCGCTCCATGATCATGTGCTCCTGAGTTGATCGTATCGGGCGCAATCGGCGACCGGCGCATGGCGAAGCCTCAGCACATCCGGCGTGAGGATGGTCGCCGCCGGTCCGGGGTCGCGTTGGCGGGCGAGAATGTTGATAATCACATCGGACGAATGGACGCCTTCGGACATCGCCTGGGCGCAGGCGGTTTCAACCGCCGGCAGTCCATCCGTCAGCACGGTGGTGAGGATGGCGACCATCTGACGATCACCGTCATCGGATCCGGCGAGTTTGCGCCGAATCCGCTCCAGCGCGGCCGGTAACACCCAGTCTTTGAACGGCGCGCCATTGCGAAGCGCGCCGGGTTTGCGGGCCAGGACCGGGACGTAATGCCATGGATCGTAGATCGTCTCGCCGCGCCCATGATGGCGGGCATGTTCCGCGACGACGCGCCCGTCCTGACGAATGACGATCCGATCGGCATATGCGTGGATCTCCACCGGACGGCCGACGGCGCTGGCGTTCACCGAGTATTTGTTGTTGTCGAAGCGCACCAGGCAGGTCTTCGACACCGAGGCCGGCAGCGCATGGAAACCATCGAAGCGGCCACGATAGGGAACGAGATTTGGCCGCTCCTCCTCGAAGATCTCCCACACGGTGTGGTCTGGCCGTTCCGGATGAGGATGCACCTTGGCGTAAGCGACGCATTTATCGGTCAGCCAAGCGTTCAGTTCATCGTAGGTTTTGACCCGAAGCCGCGGTGTGAAGAAACGTTCGCGAACCAGACCGACCTGATTCTCGACCTGTCCCTTCTCCCACCCGGCCGCCGGGGTGCAAGCCACCGGATCAACCAGATGGTGACTGCACATTTGCAGAAAGCGCCGATTATACTGACGATCCTTGCCGACGAAGATCGTGTCCACCGCCGTCTTCATGTTGTCGTAGATGCCGCGGGTGCAGGCACCTCGGAAAAAGGCGAAGGCCCGTTCGTGGGCGTCGAACACCATCTCCTGCGTCTCGCGCGGATAAGCCCGGAAATACATCATCCGGCTGTGGCACAGACGCGTGTGAGCAACCTTCACGGTCACCGTCACACCGCTCATGACAACGATCTCGTGGCTCCAATCAAACTGGTAGGCCTCGCCCGGAGCAAACGACAACGGCACGAAAGCCGCCGCTGTCTGGCTTGCGTGTTCCCGGTTCCAGGATCGCGCATAGCGGCGAACGGCGTCATAGCCGCCGTCGTAACCGAGGGTCCGCAGTTCTTCGAACAAACGGATCAGCGTCAGACGCTCACGCGCCGAGGTGCCGGCGTTCGCGCTCAGCAGCCGATCGAGATCGGCCTTCCAGCGGCCGAGCCGGGGACGAGGCTGAACCTCCCGCTCGTAGGAAAACGAAGTCTCTCCAGACCGCAGGATCTTGCGGACCGTATTGCGTGAGATCTTCAGGTCACGGGCGATCTCCTTGATCGACTTGCCCTTGACCAAATGCTCACGCCGTATCCGGCCGACCGTCTCCACAACCAGCATCCCCCGCCACCCGCTCGAAACAAAGCGGACAGCCCAGCAGCTCAGAATTCAGGGGGTCAATTTTGAACGCCGATCCCCTAGCTCAGGGGGTCAATTTTGCACGCCGAAACACACCTGACGGCCCTTCATCAGGAAAAGGGCTTCATCCAAACCGCCATCCTGTTGTTCGATCAAAACGGCCATCCCGTCGTCCCGACCTGCGATTCCCCGTGCTGGCGCGCGCAGTGGCGGTCAAGGATGGCCGTCAGGCCACCGCGTAGCGGCTCGTCCTTGACGGTCGCGAGCACGACGGCACCCTCAACGCAGACGGACGACCAGATCGCCCCTGACCGCATCTCAAGACCAGCGGACGTCGCCGCTTATGTGCGGATTTTCGCCGCCGCCAACAATCCGGAGAGCGTTCGTCAGACCTGGGTTATCAGTCGGCGAAATCGCCTGATTGAGCATTGGGAGCGGCAGTGCTGACAATCTGCGTGATCGGGTTGGAGAGGTGCTTTCTCTCCGGGATGACGGGACGCCTGTCTCCGTGATCTCTGCTTCGGATGCCAACAAGCTGCGGCGAGGTCGGAAAATCGCCAGCGGGGCCATGAAATACTTTGGAAATCGCAATACCCGCTGCAGATTCAGAAACCAGGCAATCCGCTTCGGGTCCGCTCTAGGCATAAGTTTCAACCTTCTGCTTCTTATCTGGGCGGAGTATTGTCATGCGCTTGCCGCGAGCTGTGTCCATTCAAACGCCGACCAATCAAAAGTGTGGCCCCCGAGGGTTCCAAGGGCGATGACATAGGCTGCTCTTTCGGTAGCGGACAGTGAGAATGCAACGTCGAACGGCACCCCGTTCCGGATAAGGTACAGGCAGTCAATCAGGACTGGGTGCCGGGCAAGTTTCCCACGTTCGACCTTGGGGCAGAGGACTCTAGCTGATCCGTGACAGTATCAGCGATCGTCGCCAAACCCTCGTCACCCAATCGATCTATCAAGTTTTCGATCTGGGGTTCGGTGGCAGGCGGAGGTACTGGTATGCCGTCGATTTCCTGAACCGAGAATGCCAAACCCGCCATGGACAACCAGGGCTCATTTTGGGCAAGAACAGGACCAGCAGCTTTGAATAGTCGAAGTGTGTCGAGTGCCGTCAAGCGCCGGAGCGTCAGATGCCGTCCTTTCCCATCGATAACCGTAACGGTTTTGATTGCTTCTCGTACAATAGCTTGCGAGGGCGTCATCAGATGCGCCGCTTTCTGGTCGCATAAAACTCAAGCTTTTGCTTTACGCTCGCATCGCCCTTCCATGTGCCGGCGCTGGTTAGTTTGAAGACCACACCGTCGAACTGATAGGTCGAAACGGAACTATCTGTCTCGGTTATATACTGATACATGGTGCCAGACTGAGTGTCGCCGCCACTGTAAAAGCTTTGCTCCAATCCGGAAATAAAATCGTCCAGCGCGGAAGTTCCTCGTTCAACCTCGAAGCTTCCTTCCCAACCCTTCGGAAGCTCGGCGCCAAGTTGGGTCCCGTCAAGTCGGCTGATCCGTACCGGACTTGTGAGTTGCCGGCTCTCAAAGGCGGTGACGTGGCTGATGTCGACGCGCCCACTTGGCCCCATGATCACAAGTTGGGTATCGCGGCCAATCGAGAATGCTGTCAGTGCCACTGCATGATCTCCTAATTAACCTGACCCGTGGGTAGGGTTTGTACAGATACCTGGACGGTCTGACCTCCCTCGACATTGACGATGAAGCGCTCGTTGATTGCCTGGTACTGGACCTGTGCGTCGGATTGCACATAACCCAGGCCCGTACGAGACGGCGGATTGTTGCTCGTATCGCAGATGACACTGAATGGCAGGGAGCCGTCCGTGCTGCCAAGCAATCCTTGCCCATACATATTGTTTAGGAAAGACAATTGTGTTGAGCGGATTTGTTGGAACAGGTTGCTGTTGATGACTTGCCCGACGTATTGACCCATACCCGCGGCCAGTGTTTCCGCGATATAGTTGGTCAGTCGTGTGTAGTTGTCGCCATCGATGGCTGCGTTCGACGACGTGTTATTCCCACCACGGACGCCCCAATACGAACCGCCTGGTACGGGATTGCAAATCAGATCGAGTCCCGCACCCAGAAGTGCGCTCAACTCGGCGGATGCATATGTCGTATTTTGACCCGAGCCAGGGTTTCCGGTGCGCTGACTGCCGACTATACCGTAGATCTGCTTATTGAGGCTGGATTGCTCCGGCGATAGATTTGCCAACCTGCCGGCGGCGAAGCCTTGCGGTGATACCAGGCGGACCGTATTGTTGACTTGGTCAGACCACCAAAGCCAGTCGCCAAACATGAGCTTTGCGCCGTAGCTGTCCAGACCGGTGGCCGCTATGGTTGTTACGGCGTTCGTAATGGCATCACCCGCTGGAGTCGTGAGGATCATGTATATCCCCTCATCCAGTCCAAAACCTGCCTGTGTGGTCCAGGTTGTGGAATCGTCACAGTCTGCGAGCAACGCGAGACCGCAACTTTGTCCTCGTAAAGCATACATTCCGGTACGACCGGAAGTGTCGGAGCCTACAAGCTGACTGCTGCCAACCTGGACTGCTCCGTCCGAGCCGGCGCCTGACGCGCCCAGGGTCAACGCGAACGGTGCTGGGGACGCGGTCGTCCCGCCGGAGCTCGCTATGATAAGGGCGGATGGCCCACGCTGCGATCCCTGGCCTGAATTGACCGCCGTGGCCAAGCCCGTCCAAAAGACTGCACCGTTGCCGGTCAATCCGTCATATATTTCAGGAACAAACCCCGGAAGTAGGACTGAAAGCGCCCACGTGTTGGGTTGACTTCCTGTGCTGAGGGTCAGTATGATATTGTTGCCCAGTGAACCGGTATAGATCGCCGTGAAACTGGCGTTGGAGCCTGGAACGACAGTATATGCGGCCGTATCGGTACCATCTGTTACGCGAACACACCGGAAATTCTGTGCGCCCTGCTGGACCGCGGTCGCGACCTGGGTTCCCATGTCGTACCTCCGGGGCACAATTGAACCGAACTGCTGCGCATAGTCGGCCATTGTGCCGACGATTGCCGGTTCATCGACTGGACCCCAGGATGCGGTCCCCACCACACCGAGAATGTTTGTTGGAACGCCGTTCAGAACGAGATTTTGCGGCGGAACGATCTGTACATACAGATCGGGCACAATCAGCGATGTTGTATTGACGCTGCCTTGTTGGGAGATCGGCACGTGAGCTAACCTTTCGACGTGGAGGGAGGCGCAATCTTCGTGACGAACTTCTTGTGTTCGGCGGACAATATCTCGCCGACTTTGGTGACATCAGCGATAATATCGCCTCGAACGAAGTTAAGAAAAGGTTTCATAACCACTAGATGATGTGTCATGGTAGAATACCTAACCGTATGTAATATTGCCGTTTATATCGGAAGCGCCGAAAAGCATCGATGGCTGCTGGAAAATCGTGACCGTTGGGTATTCGATCATATAGATCAGATCCCGTCTGTATAGAAGAGCATTCTGGGCCTGATCGTAACTAGAGGTATTTCGATAGACCACGCGCGCTTTGGTATCATCCGGCAGAACCAAGAAGCTCGTTTCGTCGATAGCGCCGTCTATCGCGGTGACAATTGAATCCCGGACCGGTGGGGTTGGGCACCAGCATATGATCCGCAAGTCCTTTTCTTGGCGGCGGCTTTCGAAGGCGGTTGCATTGTCACAGACAGTCCTGACTTCTATCGATGCTGCCCCTGGTACAAACACGGCAAATCCTTCCGCCGTCGCGAGCCGATTGCTCTGGATAAGCTGGCTCAGATTCGCGGCAACAAGGTATTTGGTGTCACCTGTTTGAATTCGATAGGCGTAAGCCGCTCCGTCCACGAGCGCGCCGATGACGTCCCCGACGGCGGGGGTCCCCGCTACGGTGATGGTTTGGTCTGACGCGCTGGCCGTTATGCCCGGCTGCGTCAATATAGTCTGCCATTCCGGCAGGTACCGGGTTGTCGTCCGCCCAGAGTCGTTGTCCGTCACAACCGTGACGTTGACTACCCCGGCGCTTAGATCGGCATTCAAAGTGGCTGAATTCGGCCAACCGCGATAGACGCGACAAAGTGCCCCGATGATGCTGGATTGAGAGGGACCGTCCGGATATAAAATCGATGTGACGGTGTTCGCGATCATTTGCTCGACGTCCGAAATGTCTGCCATCTAAGTCATTGCCATCTTCGCGCTTATTCGCCATCCCAGGGTCGTGAGCTCGGTAGCGGTGATAGTCGCGGTTCGCTTCAAGTCGTCGGTGATCAGGTAGCCGGGCGATAAGATGACCGAAGCGACGGCAGGAAGGAGAATGTTCCAATAGGGAATGGTCTGATCGGTCGGTAAATCTGTCGAGGAGGCGCTTGATCGATTTTCGCCGAGGACGCTGGCCGGCCATCCTTCCATCAACGGCGCGGAACTGCCCGACGTATAGCCACCATAGGCGTTGCCGGCGGCGCTGGTTTGCATGTCGGGTCTGACGATAGATACGGTACGATTGGTTTTGACGCACAAGATCGGTAGGAGCGGTTCCTG